AACGGAGAAATTAAAGATGGAGATTATTTCCTATATACGGATGCGTGGAACCCAACTGTTATCCAGTTGCGTTACATGGCTGAACTCCTTGGGATCGACATTGGAATCGGTGGTCTTTGGCATGCTGGTAGTTATGATCCTCATGATTTCCTGGGTCGTCTCATAGGAGATGCTCCTTGGGTAAGACATGCTGAAAAGAGCATGTACTATACATACGACGATAACTTTTTTGCTACAGACTTTCATATTGAAATGTTTGTACGCACATTGTTTGCCGATGATCCGTTTGTAGAAGACATGGTGCAAGAAGCACTTAACGGCGAAGAAGAACGTATTTCTCGTGTAGGCTGGCCTATGGAGTATCTTAAAGATAGTCTTACTAGTTACAAAGGAATGGACAAACGCAACCTTATCTTGTTCCCACATCGTGTAGCGCCAGAGAAGCAAGTTGACATATTCCGTGACTTAGCAGAACAACTTCCTGAATATGAGTTTATAGTTTGTCAAGAGCGTGAACTTACAAAGAATGAGTATCACAACTTGTTAGGTGAAGCTAAAATGGTGTTTTCAGCTAATCTGCAAGAAACACTTGGTATCAGTTGGTATGAAGGTGCGCTTGTAGATGCTATTCCTATGGTGCCTGATAGACTGAGCTACAGTGAAATGGCTGTGCCTGAGTTTACATATCCTAGCAAATGGACAGAAGACTACAGCGCATATCGTCAGCATCGCGGTGAGCTTGTTGCTAAGATTCGTGACTACATGGAAAACTATGATGATTATCTTGTGAGTCTTGAAAAGCAACGCACAAAACTAAACAAAGAATTTTTTAGCGGAGCAGCATTGTATGACGCAATCAAAGGATGACAATGAATATACAATTGATTTGTCTAATATGAACGGAACTACAGATACAATTACTATCACAGGTACAACTGATATGGACAGTAGTTGGGTATCTGTAGGAGATATTACTACATCTACTATAGATATCTCTAGTATACTCTCAGATGATAACATCACATTTGATTGGGATACTATTAACATTTCGCCAACACTGTGGCAAGACACCTTGCCCGATGTTGAAACTGTTAATAAAATGTGTCAAGAATATCCAGCACTTGCAAAAGCATATGAAAACTTTCAAACAGTGTATAAACTGGTAGAACAAGATTACAAAGGCAAACAAGAGGACGACAGCCTATGAGCATGAACCACGATGCGAAACCCAAAGACGAAGAACTAGAACGCATGAAAGCAGAGTTCCTTGCTAAAGGCGGTACTGTTACTAAGGGCGAAACTAAAGCTATGCCCAGTGAACTTGGCATTAGTAACAATCAATGGAACAATAAATTAACTAAAGCAGAAAAAGATGCAAAGGCGGGCAAATGATTAAAAAACATTACTACAGCTGGCAAGACGTTGAGAACGCTTGTACTAACATTGCACTACAGATGTACAAAGATGCGTGGCGTCCTGACTACATTGTAGGCATTACACGTGGTGGCAACATTCCTGCCACTATCCTTAGCAACATGCTGGACATCCGTTGTGAAGCACTGAAGGTTAGTTTGCGTGATGACGAACAGGGTCCTGAAAGTAATCTTTGGATGAGCGAAGATGCAGTTGGCTATGTAGCAGAAGATGCATTAAAAGTTACTGGCGGCCCATTAGAAAAAAAGATTTTGATTGTAGATGATATCAACGATACCGGTGCCACGTTCAACTGGATCAAACAGGATTGGCAGAGTAGTTGTTTGCCTAATGATCCTAAGTGGGAGAAAATTTGGCATAGTAATGTTCGCTTCGCAACATTAACAGATAATTTAGCAAGTGACTTTGACGGAACAGTAGACTATACTGTACACGAAATTAACAAAGCAGAAGAAGATGTTTGGCTAGTTTATCCTTGGGAAAACGTCGGACAATAACAAATCATAACATAGGAAAGGAATATGGATTTGAAAGAACAATTAGTAAAAGCAGCACGTATGCATGCTGAAGGAGAGCTCGAAAGAGCAAAGACTAACATTATGGTATATATGAATCAAAGTGTTGGTATCGGCGAACACTCAGATATTGTAGAAGCTATTCAAACAGAACTTGACACAATGGCAACTGCTAATGATCGTATCGAAATGCTTGAAAAGTTTTTTGTATAATATACTTGACAAAAGCCTAAATATATGGTATACTTATAATATGAGTGTACCATATTTTATGACATCCTCGTCAATAACTCGGAGAAACAAATGAAAAAACACGAAGAAATTATCGAACGCTGTAAGAACGCAGACAAGCGTTACTGGGCAGGCGATAACATTGCTCGCTTGCTACAAGACGGCGACAAAGAACAACTGATTGACGAAGCTACAGAAGCTTTTGAAACTGTACTAGACACACTGATTATTGATCGACATACTGATCCTAATAGCCAAGGCACAGCACGTCGACTGGCCAAAATGTACTTTAATGAAATTATGGCAGGACGTTACGACTATCGTCCAGATGCAACTGCATTTCCTAATGATTCAGAAGATCGCTATGAAGGTATGCTTGTGGTACGCTCAGAACTTAAAAGTATGTGTAGTCATCACCACCAGCCAGTAAGCGGCGTAGCGTACATTGGTATTATTGCAGCAGACAAACTTATTGGACTTAGCAAGTACACACGTATTGCACAGTGGTGCGCTCGACGTGGTACACTGCAAGAAGAACTTGCAAATGATATTGCTCGCGAGATTGCTTATTCAACAGGTGCAGAACACTTGGGTGTTTACATTCAAGCTACACATGGCTGTTGTGAAAATCGTGGCATTATGGCACACAGCAGTCTTACACAAACAACTGTACTCAAAGGTGCGTTTAAAGAAGATGCAGGCACAAAAAAAGAGTTCTTTGACAACATTAAACTACAACAGGAGTTTAGTTGCTAATGGGTGATTATATTGCAGTGCGTATGGCACAAGTTTTTATTGTGGTGGTATTTGTATTGGGCATGATTAGTCTAGGAATTGAACTTTATACAGGAAGGCTACCGCTATGAAACTAAGGTATTCAGAAGCATTTTACAGCGTACAAGGTGAAGGTAAGTTTGTAGGAGTACCCAGTGTATTCCTACGTACATTTGGTTGTAACTTTCGTTGCATGAACTTTGGACTGGGCAAAGGCGAACCTAGTCGTGCAGAGAAACATGCAAACGGACAACGATATAATGAAGAAGTAAAAGCATTGCTGGACGACGGCATTATTGCTAAGACCAAAACATTCGAAGACTTGCCTATTATTCACACAGGCTGTGATACATATGCAAGCATTTATCCAGAGTTTAAAGACTTCAACAAGTTAGCAGAAGTAGACGAAGTGGTTGATCACTTGCTTAGTTTGCTGCCAGAAGGTAAATGGACTATGGATAACGGACAAGACATCCACTTGATTTTAACAGGCGGAGAACCGTTGTTGGCGTGGCAACGACTGTATGTTGACTTGTTCGAGCACCCACGTATGAAGGATTTAAAAAATGTCACAATTGAAACAAACACTACGCAACGCTTACACGAAGATTTCTACAAGTACATCAATGGCCACACAAGACTTACTTTTACCTTCAGTTGCTCACCTAAGCTATCCGTTAGTGGAGAATCTTGGGAGGACGCTATTAGGCCCGATATTGCTCGCCAATATTTTGATGTGGACGGTAGTGATACTTATTTTAAATTTGTTGTTGCTGATCGTGCAGATATTGATGAAGCTGGTAGAGCTGTGCAAGCCTATCGCGATGCGGGTGTGGACTGCCCTGTGTACCTTATGCCGATGGGCGGACGTTCGGAAGAGTATAACCTCAATGTACAAGAAGTTGCTAACATCTGTATGGAAAAAGGATGGCGATTCACTCCCCGACTCCACATTAGCTTATTCGGAAATGCCTGGGGGACTTGATGACGAGGCGTTAAAAATATTGCGCAATAAAGTCATTACTGAAGAACAGTACGAAACTATAAGGAAACAAATATGAAAAAGTTCTTGAAAGATATAACAGGTATTACTGCTAAAGAACAAGCACTTGCTGCTGAAAAGGCAGAAGTTGAACAAAAAGAACTAGAGATTCTAAAACAGCGTGATCCTAAAGAATATCACACACGCAAAAAAGAACCGTGGGTAAATGTAATTGATGTTAAAGTTAATGAAGAGAATGTGCGTAATGGCTTCTTTGAGCTGGACTGGAACGAGTTCTTTATCGCACAATTAGTCCAAGAAGGCTACGGTGTAGCTAACGATCCAGAAGAAGAAATTGTAGATCGCTGGTTCCGTGACATTGTATATAATATGCTCGACGAAGAAGGACAAGATACTAATCGTGGCGCGGGCTATATTAACGTAGTTCCTATCTCTAAAGGCAAGTCAGAAGTTAGTTGACAACTGTACACAAGGATGTTATACTATATTTAAAATAAAACAATATAAGGCAATACAATGGCAACTTATGTACTAGTAGACACTGCTAACACGTTCTTTAGAGCTCGACACGTTGTACGTGGCGACATTGATACAAAAGCAGGTATGGCAATTCATATTACACTTAACAGTGTTAAAAAGGCTTGGACTGACTTTAATGCAGATCATGTTGTATTCTGTTTAGAAGGTCGTAGCTGGCGTAAAGACTATTATGAACCCTATAAGCGCAACAGACAAGTAGCTCGCGATGCACTTACTCCGCAACAACAAGAAGAAGACACTGTGTTTTGGGAGTTGTTTGATGAGTTCAAAGACTTTGTAAGTGAGAAAACTAACTGTACTGTTATGCGGCATCCGCAACTCGAAGCAGATGATCTTATTGCAGGTTGGGTACAATCACACCCCAATGACAATCATGTTATTATCTCTACAGATGGTGACTTTGCACAACTTATTGCTCCTAATGTACGTCAGTATAACGGAGTAAGTAATGTTACAATTACACACGAAGGCTACTTTGACGACAAAGGCAAGCCTGTAATCGACAAGAAAACTAAAGAAGCAAAGCCTGCACCTGAGCCCGACTTTATGTTGTTTGAAAAGTGTATGCGTGGCGACACAAGTGATAACGTGTTCAGTGCTTATCCAGGTGTGCGCAAGAAAGGTACTAAGAACAAAGTCGGATTGATCGAAGCATACGAAGACAAAGGCACTAAAGGATTTAACTGGAATAACATGATGCTACAACGTTGGACTGATCACAACGGCGATGAGCATCGTGTGTTAGATGATTACAATCGTAATGTCGTGCTATGTGATCTAACTGCACAACCTGAAGACATTAGAGAGATAATTGACAACACTATTGCAGAAGTTGAACCTAAAAACGTTACACAAGTTGGCATGCGTCTTATGAAGTTCTGTGCTAAGTGGGATATGCAACGTATTGCAGATCAGGCACAACAATATGCACAAGCATTACAAGCGAGGTACCCTAAATGACACTAAAAGCGAAACCAGTATTAAAAGATAAGTTTTGGATTGTAGAACAAGACGAAAAACGTATCGGAACATTATCATGGAACGATGATAGATATATGTTTTCTAATCATATTGAAACATGTTTCTTTGATAATAAACGACAAATGAAAAAACGATTTGGTACAGATATTGTATGGAGCGATGCAGATACTGTAGCAGAAATTTCTAAAGAAAAATTCGTTGTACACGGTCTGCCAACTAGTGTTAAGCCATATAATACCATGTATGACATAAAACGTAAACTTCCACTTTTTACTAAAAGTGACAAAAGTAAAAGTGTTTATTGTGCAGGATACTACATTATCCGATTTGAAAAATCATGGACTAAAAGTTTTTGTCCTAAGCTAATCACATTGGATCGTTACGAAAGTAAAGGGCCGTTTAAGACAGAAATAGAAATGCGTGAGGAACTACGCCGTGCAAAATCTTGAACCATTAAACACTATTCCGCTACAGCAGTTTTTAAATGCTGTAAAGGCTGCTGAACAAAGTCGTGCAAGAGAAGTTAAACTTGATATCGCTACTGCTAAAACATTAGCATTTACATTAGGTGCTGTTATGAGCAGACTACACGGAGACTTAGAAAAGCTTGTTGCAGAATCTAAAGGCAATGGCGACGAAACTATTGAAATTAATTTAGATGGTGGATCTAAGTTTTAATATACGTAGATAACTTTTAAAAGAGATAAATATATGCGTAGTTAATTAAAAGGATTATGCATATGAGCAGACCAAAGCCTAATGTACTATTAGAGAACATTAATAATAAAACGTACAAAAGTGAGCAAGTTTTAGAAGCAGAAGCTATCTGGGCTGTATTCTATAAAGAAGCGGCATTTAACCTTAAGAGTGCAAATGCGTTAACTAACTATCCAGGTCCAAAGTATAAGAAAACAAGCTTTAGTAATCCAGGTCATGCACACAATCTTGCTAAAAAACTAAACGAAATGTTTAAATGCGAAGATTTTGCAGTTTATAAACTTACCACTGGCGAGTTAGTTACAGAAGAATGAACTGGAAAGAAACATATACCAGACTCTTTTTGAAAGAGCTTGGAAAAAGTACAAATCCAGCTTCAGTAAAAGAGTACATGCCTCTATGGTGGAAGAACAATAGAGAAAAGGACGAAGGTGGTCTGCGTCTTACAGAAGCTGGTTTTGATATATTAACAGAAATAAACTTGACAACATATGACATACCATATCCAAGAGATGTACCATTATCTACTCAAGTGATCATACATCTTGACAAGTTTATTG